AGCAACCGTTTTCATCGGCATTTGCACAGCAGCGGATTCAGATATATTTAATGGTTTATCAGCCAAGTTTTTTTCCTTTGTTTATTCCTTTTTTAATAATATAAGATTGCGTTCCATTTGCACCAATGTCAACTTCTCTCCTTAAGTTTTTTATTAGCAATTTAGTTTGATTTTTTTCTTTTTCTTTTTTGGAATAACTTTCCAATAATTTTGTGTCCCTCATCGAATAACACTCCTATTTTCATTACTAAATTATCTAACCAACTAAAAATTTTATATAAATATTTATCTATCATTTTTTTTCCCATTATTTTCAAAAGACATATCATCTGCATAGTCTTTGTATTTATCATATGTCCTTTTTTCATCTTTTACTTTTTCCATTTGGTAAAACATTCTATCAGAATCCTCTGTGACCATGCTAGAGTCTTCCGCATCCCAATAAGTAGTTTGGACTTTATAGTCAGGCCAACTGTTATCAGTAGTATAGCTAGTACAGTGCCACAAAATACGATTATTAGGCTGAGCTGCATAATTACCATTATCAAGCTCCAATATATGTGCACACTTGTGTTCTTGAGGAATTTCAGAATGTTCTGTGTCGATGATGTTAACATCTGGATGAGCCCAGTCGATTGTGAAAAGATATTTGCCATGATAGAATTTTTTATCTAATCCAAGGTATTTACCTTTTAAACCATCCAACCAATCAAAGCAAGTAACACTAGGCCAGTAGCTAAAACAGTTCCACAATTCCAGCTCGTGTACTTGCATATCGGGCACATCGGCTCTACTAAACTGTTTTTGGAAAAATGCTGAGATAGGCAGCCTCCAATAACACGCACCGTTTGGTAACATGATGTTAAATAAGATAGCCCTGCCTGAAATACTGCTAATACTAAAGATAACACAGTCACTATACTGTCCTTTATTTTCTTCCATGTCATAAAGATACTCCTTCCTAATTTTACAATATATTGGAGGTATATTTGAATTGAGATAGGCCATGTTTATATTTTTCTCTCCAATAATTTTTTCTTTCTAGAATTCTAATTCTTTTTTCAAGGTCATTATACCCAAATAATTCTTTAAAAAAAGTTTTTAACATTTCCATCTTCTTCTCGCTTGTCTAATTCTTGAATTTGGATCATTTCTAGTTTTTGCACTAGACCTTTTTAACTGACCAAGGCTTCTAGCACAATAACTTTTTCTTCTATTGGCATCTTTTGACCCAGGCTTAACTTTACCAGTGACTGCTGTTTTTAATTTAGAGCCAGGGTTCATTCTTCTGTAAGCTTTGACTCCAGCTTTAGTCATTCCAGCCCCTTTTTTTGTGGGTCGATAATTTTTTTTATTTCTAGGTGGCATACCACCTTTTCTAAGTTCGATTATGTCTGCGTAATAATCTAAATCCATATTAAGTAAATGTAATAGTTACACCTGCTGTATTAGCAATGGTTGCATGAATACCATCTAAAAATAAAATTCCACTACCAGGTAAGTACATATCTAAACCCTCTTCTCCAAATAAATATGTGGCAATAACAGGTCCTCCCGAACCACCACTCCTAAAAATAACAGACCCATCAGCACTATTACCTTTGCCTTGAATAGATGTAAGTCTTGCTCTTTTATTTCTAGCAACCATTTGAGCTGTGCTAGTTGCATGTGCAACCGATTGATCTGAAGTAAAACTACCACCGCCTGACATTTATTATCCTGGGTTTGAAGTTGTTAATTGTGGTGCACTGTATTTATCTGTAAGCAAAGTATAAGCTGTTACTTTGGTTTTTGTTTTACAAAAAATTCCTTTTGGAAATAAAATACCATCTTCAGGAAAGTTAAAATTAATTACATCTCCTGATGGAACATCGGCTTGAAATAAAGTTGTGCCACTATTTGATGTTGTGGTTAATTCTAAAGTACCAGCACCAGTTCCATCGGATGCAATAATAATACCCTTAAGTCTTATAGGTTGTGAAATAATTGCAGCGGCTCCCGCAGCAGCATCTGATCTAGTAGCTTGTATGTCGGCTTTAACTGCCATAAATTCTCCTAAGTTTGTGGCTCCCTAAGGAGCCACTAATTATTTATTACTGTGCATCAAAAGGTGTTGCAATTGTTCCATTACCAAGTAACTGACCCTCTACAGCATATAAGTTAGCTGCGATTGCAGTAAATTTGATTCTTGAACCTTTAAGACCACCCGTTGTAGCGTTTGATCCACCAGCTTCACCATTAAGATTAACTTCATTATCACCAGTTGAAACTTGAAATTGTTTACCAGCTACTGACGCAGTAATACCGACTGTAGCAGCACCAACAAATTTGTCAGCTGTGTTAGCAGTCTTGATAGTTCCTGTAAAATTATCAATAAAAAGAATTTCAAAAGTTGTTCCTATTGTATTTGCGTTATTTGGATCACTTCCTGGTCCTGCAATAGCAGAATCAGCAGTTGAAACAATTGCAGGTATTGTAATTGCAGTTGGTGTTCCAGCAGGATCCATTGTTACTAATCTTCCTGCATGGTCGGCAACAGTTAAATCTGTAGCTAAAGTAACAGCTTTTACTGCAGCAGGTCCTAAATTAATAAAACCATTTTTTGATCTGACTGGGCCGTCAAATGTAGTATTTGCCATAATATTCTCCTTTGTATAGCATTAAATTTTGTAGTCTCTATACCGTCTGCCTAGCCAGTCTACAAAATTATTATTTATTCTAGGTTTATATATTCTATAATATGTCTTTTATGTTGTAAAGGCACTAGAGATTATTGGGCTTACCAAAATTATCAAATTTTTTATTATATTCATTCATATTAAAACTTAAACCAAATTTAGAAAAATCATCTTCATTTTTTTCGCACCCATGTGTTAAAAAACTACTAAATATTACAAATTTACCTTTTTCAGGTTTAACTTTTTCTTCTATTTGGGGAAAATTTAAAAATTGAGACGATGAATTTAAATAAATTGCTCCTGACCAAAGTGATTTATTATGACTGTGATAATTAGTTTTTTCATTTCTTTTTAACTCAAAACCCCAAGCTTCCTCCATTCGATATGGTGGAAAATCTGTAAGGGAATCTACGTATTTAATAAGTGGTTTTATTATTGCAATAAATTTTGGATCTTGCGTATAAGTTTGCCAAGATGTCATTGACCCCTTAATATTAGTTATATAATTTAAGTTTTTTCCAGAACTGCAATTTTGTTTGATTGAGTTTATGAAATAGTCAGCATCTAAATCTACGTATCCAACAGTAAAAAAACTATCTAATAAAACATTTTTTTCTAAATGTTTTTTAATTTGCATAATTTTATTTAGCACAAAAAAAAGGGCAGTGCAAATGCACCGCCCTTTCTAATTCTTAACACTTATGTAAATATTAAGCTAATTTACCATTTCCAAATATACATCTTGGATCAGAAAACCCAAATGAATATCTTTCTCTAGCTTTAAATCTTACATTTCCAGTATCGAAGTCTCCCTCAATCGCAGTTTTGATTGGCGATCTAACAAAGTGTTTTAAACCGTTAGGTACGTCAGTCAACAAGAAGTATGAGTCAGTATCAGTTAAAAAGTTATTCACTGAATAACCTTCTGGTACCATTCCCATGCTTACAAGTGCATTGATATCATTATCTGCAGTCGAAGTTCTTTGAGGTGATTTCATCAATCTCTCAGCAGTAAATTGTAATTCTTTTGGAATTATCATTTTTCTACCTTGAGCAGCGATTCTTAATCCTCTTTCATCTACGAATCCAGCGATATCGATTAACGATTGCTCTAATGAAGTTTCGTTAAGGTCTGCAGCTACTGCTAAAACGTTTGCAAAAGTACCACCAGTTGCAAGTGGGTGAGAAGCATTAATTAATGATACTCCATCTCCACCAGTTACTGTGGCTACTTGTGCATTGTTTAATACATTAGCAGCTTTAACTTGCTTCGTGTTTGACATAGATCTTGCAAGAGCTCTTGTGTATCTTGCAGCTAATCTGTCATATAGGTTGTCTTCAATTGCTTCTTCAGTGATAGCAAATGCTAACGCAATAGTTTCGTGATTGTATCTTGCTGTGAAAGTTTCACCTGCTTGATCAAATACTACTCCAGCACCCTCTTGTTTAGTTGGTGCAGAAGCGAAACCACTTAACATTACTTCTTCTTCGAAAGCTCTGTCTGAAGTTTCAGTTACAAAAATCTCCGCATGTTGATTTTCGTATCTATTATACTCAAGTCCAAATAGTGCATTTAGACCTGGCTCTAGTTCTTTAACTAGTTGTGCTCGTGATATTGCCATAATCTTATACTCCTATTATAGACCTGTTCCACCTTGACGGTAGAAGTGATTGTTGATTCTAACCAAAATGTTAGCGTTTGAAGTCGTAAGATCATCATTTTCAGGATCTTGCGATATATCAATTGCTTGTACTGCAAATGTGCCAGCCGTTCCAGTGACTCCCACATCTAACATACATTCTGATATCCCAGTTGTTGTATTTCCAGTATCCGTAGTAAGCGAATAGTTTGTAAATAAATCCGCCTGTGCAAAAACCGCATCTGCATTCATCAAAAATACTGCATCTGGATCATCAACAACAAAAGCAGTTATTCCGCCTTGTGTAGGGTTGATTGAACCCGGATAGAAATTTGAGAAAGTTGGTTTTTGAGTAGTTGGATCATTATAAAAACATCCGTTAAAAACACCCACAACAGCATAAGATGTATTTCCAGCTGCTCTAGTTATAGTACCATTTGTTAATGGTCTAACTAAATCACCTTGGAAAATTGCAGTTGCACTGTTATCTGCAATCTTATATCTGTTTTGAGCTCCTACTAATGGTGTACCGTCTAGTTTTCTGTAAGGTCTTAGACCAAACTTTTCTAGTTGATTTGCCATAGTTATTTTCTCCTTTAACAGTTTATTTTAATAACCCAGCAGCAATTACAAAAAAATTATTTTTTGCGACTACCACCAAAGGTCACTCTCGACTGTCTATCAATATTGATAGGCATGTCTGGGTGCTGTTCCTTCATAAGATCATTATCTACCGCGTTCATTCTTTCTTGAGTAATTCTATTGAAATACTCAGCACGTGAGACTAATATCTCCTCTGGTATCCTTGCCAGCACAAGGCCTCCAATCCCAATACACCCCTCGTATTTTCCTTCGGTATAGAAAGGATATTTATTTTCACCAATCTCACTAATAATTTGATCAGCTCTAACAAATTCCCAACCTTCCCTTAATTTTTTAGATACATTAGCTGTATCTTCAAAACCTTGAACGTTAGTACGAATCCATCTATGACTGTACCCGTTCGGTGCAGGTGGTGCATCCAAACTGGATGGTGGAGTCCAGCTTTTTGGTGCTTCTTTTGAAGCTTTCTTTTCTGACTCCCGTGAAGTTCTTTTAATTGTACTCATAACTATTTATCCTCCTTCACGTATCTAGCATATTCCTCTAGTGGCACATTTAATCTTTTAGCAATTGCTACCTGTGATTTTGTGAGTCTCACAGTTCTGCGTCCTTGTTGGCTACGACCAGCCGAAGCAACAGTTTGGACGGGTTTAGGTGCTTCTTTTTTAGGCTCGTCTTTAGCAGCATCAAAACTATCAGGAAAATATTTCCTTAGTCTTGAATTTACTTCATTATAATACTCCTCACTGTCTACTTCAATACCCTCTTGAGAAATATTGTTGTGTATTGTGATTGCAGCATTAGTCATGACTTCATCATTTCCAAACCATGAATTCTCTTCAGCCCACTTCTTGGCTTTCGGAGTTATTTGTGGCATAGAATCTGATGTTCCGCTGTTTGAGGTATCAGCTTGTACGTTTTTTTGTTGTTTATTTTCTTCTTCTATTTTCTTTTTTTCTTCACGATTTGTTATTTCTAATCTAGCTTTTTCTTTTTCTACAGCTAATTGAGTTAACTTATCGTTTGCTTCCATAATTTGAGAAGCGTCTTGCTTTTCGATAGCTTGTTGTAAAGCTACTTTGACCTGTTCTCTTTGAGCATCTACCCTTGCATCTAATTCTTTAAGATACTGTTCGTCAGTAGAATTTAACTTTTTAAGATTAGTGTCAAATTTCTTTTGTATTCCTTGAGCATATTCAAGAGCTGCTTTTTCTCTTCTTTCAGCTTCTTTCTTTTGAAAGACAAGTTTATCAATTCTTTTTTGATAATCTCTTCTTGATTCATTCAAGTTTGGTTTCTCTTCTGATTTAGATTCAACCTTTTTTTCTTCAACAACTTCTTCTTTTACATCTTCAGTTATTTCTATTTTAGGTTCATCTTTTTTTTCATCAGAAGTTTTTTCGTGACCAGTGTAACCTAGATCAACTTCACCAACATTTAAGTTGGGTTCTTTTTCTTTGGTAGCCTCTTCTTTTACTTCAATGTTTTCTTCTTTAACATTATCAGTATCTAAATCGACTTCTTTTTCTTTGGCTAATAGAGCTTCCGCACTATAGTCTTTTACTTCTGCCATGTTTATCCTCCTTTATTAAAATAAATGGAGAATATCTTCTGGCTTACCTATAGTTCCTATGATCTCGTCATCATTGAGAATACGGTGTTCACCGTATTTAGTTTGAAATCTACTTCCAGTGTATCTGCCATAAACAACAAATTCACCTTCTTTACACCAAGGCCCATTAGGAAATTTTTCTTTATCAGCATAACAACAATCACCCATTTTAACGACTAATCCAACGACTGTTGTCATTTGAATTTTGTCTTGAGTTTCGTCTGCTAATATAACACCGCCTTTTGTCTTTGCTTTACCAGACCATGGTCTTACAAGCATACGGTATCCTACTGGGGTTGGAATGATTTCAAGATATTCTTTGATGCCTTTTGGATCAGTTGGAATTTGTGATTTAACCTCTGCTTCTTTTGTTTGGTCTTTACCAAAATCAGTAAGTTTAGGTTTTATCAGTTGTACCATCGTTATCCTCCTTATGCAGGTTTTTAATATCCTGAAGCAGCGTTTCTAATCCGCTGAGTCTGCCTCGAGCATACATTAATTGAGATTCTGTTTCAACCCCATAGCATATATGTTCTTTTACACTTGATATTTGTTTGTTTATAGAATTTCTTATTGCTTCAACTGTATAATGATCTAACATTTATATCTCTTAAGTGAAAATTTATTTTTACCTTGTTTTAATGGCATAAATCCATAATCATTTACAATTATTTTTAATATTGAATCCATCTCAAATTTTGGATAGTCATCATAAATAAATACACTACCTTTGTGTGATCGTTCTGCAAAAAAAATAGATTCCTTAATAACATCTATTGTTTTGTGTGGTCCATCAAAATGAACTAAATCATATTTATTTCTTAATTCTTTTTTATCTCTATAAATAGGTACTCCATCATGAAATCTTTTCATAAATTCAATATCACAAATTTGTAATAACGAAAAATTAGGATAATCTAAATCCTTAACTAATTGATGTTTCATTTCATTTGTATAATTAGCTGTACAAGGACCCACAGTATCGTAGTGTTGATAATTAAGATTACCGTATGGGTCAATTCCAATATGCCAATGTTTTTTAAATAATAATGAATCTAAAATTATTTTTGAACCAGCTCCCATTCTTACTCCTATCTCAGCAGTAAAAAAATCATCTCCTTCAAGAGATTTACACGCTTCTTCTATTATTTCGTATTCGGTGCTATCACCTTTAATCATATTTTAAATGCTTGTAGAGCTGAAAGTTTTTCTTCTGAATCTGTGATAACAGCTAGTTGTTTATCAATCTCATCAAGGTGTTGTGGGTGTTCACCAATCCCAACTGAATTGTTTAAATATATTTTAATTGTTGCATCTGCTTCTGATATTCGTGCATTGTATCTATCTTCTAATGCATTTATTAAAGCCATTTTAAGATTCATAAAGAATCTATATATTATTTATTTGGATTGTAAATATCTTTTATTTTACCTTGGGCTACTAATTTTTTTAAATCACTTTTTGTCATACTAGAATAATCTGGTTTTTCTTCTTGTTTTACAAGATTCCATGGTCTAAATAATTTTTTAATCCAATTCCACATTATTTTTTACCACCATTATTTCTAAATATTTGTGTTCCCTTAATGCCATAGATGCTGGCTACGACCAAAATCCACAAATTTGTGAACCATGAAGGAAGCTGTGAGAACATGTCAAAAAATAATTTTACCTTGTCCATAGCAGTCGGATCATCCGATACAACTGCCCAAGCGAGCAACGCCACGGGCGTGGAGAGAATTATCAAAACTGCCTCGTCTTTCCAGTCTGACTGTCGGGATTCTAATAATTTTCCTTGGTAAGCTTCCTCACCTCTTGCTTGTCTTTCTGCATGTAATAATTGTGCGTCTGACATAGCTATTTTAGCTTTTTGCCTATTGGCATAAATTTTTGAACCAGCTTGTGCCGCTAGTTTAATTGCTGATAACCACATTATTTGTGTCCTCCTCTTTTCATTTTAATTGGAGGCACTTGTGGGTTTGGCCCTCTCTTAGGGGGTGGTCCATAACTTACACCACCTGAAAGTCCTCCGACTTTGTATGGAACAAAATTAAAAAAATTATCTTTAGGTTTAATTAAACTTTTGTCAATTGGTTTTGTTGTTGAGATTGCAGAAGTAGGTATTATTGGTTTTATTCTTGAGTTACCTTGATTATCATTTCTTACTATTTTAGGACCAGTTTTACCTTGCGTTAACATCTCTCCACCTAACACGTCTACTTTTTTTTGTTCTACTAAATTTTTTTTATTATACATACTTTTTTTTGCAAGGTTCAAAGTAGTTGCACCAATTTGATAACTAATTGGTGTTACTATTCCAAATGGTCTTGGATTAACATATTTAGGTCCTGATTTAACTGTAACTTGTTTATTTTGGTTTTTAGAAAATTCCGATCCTGGACCTACTGCACTTCGATCTACAGCACCTCTTTCATCAGCTCTACCTGCGTTTCGACCTGAAGCTCTATCAGATTTTGCAGCATCACCACCTCTATAACCTTTTGGTTTTTTCATTATTTTTTCTTACTCCTTGCGATATCAAGTTTTTCATCAGCTATTCTAATTCTTTCTGCCGCTTGATCTTCATTATTTTCTAATTTCATTTTTTCAATATCTAATCTTTCATCAATTTCGTTTTCTCTTATCTCATTTGAATTCATATCTTGCTCTGCTTTTCTTTGTAAGTCTAAAGCTTTTAAATCTAGTTCTCTTTGCTTTAACATAACAAGAGGATCTTGTTTTTGACCCATAGCTTCTGATTGTGCAAGTTCAGTTGTAAGCTCTGCAACTCTTTGAGCTATCATGGCAGATACTCTAATCTCTGCACCTTGAGGATCTGATTGTAACATTTGTTGCATCATTGGATCATCTTGAATTATTGCTCCTACTTCGCCTTGAGCTAACATAGAAACGTGTTCAGATATGTGTGCTTGTAATGCGGCATAAACTTGTGGATTAATTTGTACCATTCTTGTAGACATAAAAGCTCTATGGGCTGCAATATGCGCCTTATGATCTTGTGTTGGAAAAGCTCTTAATGGTTTTTGCATAATTGCTTCCATATTCTCTGTTGCTGGGTCTTTTGGTACTGGTTTTTCTTGAGGTATAAGCAATTGATCGATATCTTGTGTACCTAATGCTTCATATACTCTACGATATGCTTCTCTTAAGTTGTGCATCATAGGATTTGACATAGCAATCTTTAAATTTTCGTTAGCTAACGTTACTCTTTGTGCCATACTCATGATATTAGGGTCGGCAACAGGAATAACATCTACTCTATCATCAAAATCTGTCTGTTTTACTGCTTGATCGGCACCATATACTGAATATGGGTAGATTGGTGGTAAATATGTAGCAAAAACTTTTGATAAAAGTCTAAATTCTCTTCTCATTGAGTAATAACATCTCTTGTGTATAGCACTCATGACTCTCGAACCACGTTCCAACAACGAAACAGTAGTACCAACAGCTCTATTTTGCATGTCATTACCAGTATCCATGTTAGTTATAGCTGCAAACTTCTGTCCAGCTTGTACAACAAAGCCCATTAGTTGGTATAATGTAGCTGATGGTTCTTTAAATGGTAAAATTTGAAACTGATCTTTGATGTTTCCACCCGGTGCATCTACATCTCTAAACTCTCCTGGCTGAAATGGTTGGTCATCATCTCTAATTCGTATACCTCTAGACTTAAATCCAGCTGGTAAATTAGATAATGTACCTGCATCAAGTAATTGTCTAAGTGATTGTGTAGCTGTTCTACTTAAACCACCTATCATATGAGTTAAACCAAACCCATAAAAACCTAAACCAGGTAAAAATTTAAAATGTACAAAGTATTCTTTTCTTTTTTTAGTTTCATCGTTCATGTCATAGTTACGATAGATAGATAAAATTTGTCCAGAGCCTTCATCAATTGTAACAATGTAAGGAACCTTAACTTGTTTTTCAGGGTTTTGCATTTCAAACTCTTCTAAATTACAATCAACGTGCATCTCTAAAATAGAAAAAGAATATTGTTTATCACCACCTGGTGTTATTCCCTCTAACTCTTGATATTTTTTTTCAATTTCAGATGGACCCTTAGAAGTAGGTTTTAATTCTACATCTCTATAAAATCCTGCTTGTTGTTTTTTTAAAATTTCATTCTCTCCCATTTTAATTACATGAGTAATTCTTTCACAATCCATTAAATCCGTTGCATAATATGGGACTACTAAATCTTCTGCTGGAATAAATTTAGATACAGCTCTTTGCATAACTTCATCATAATAAACTTTTTTAAATGCTGAACCTGCTAATGCTAGATAAAATAATAATTGATCAAACTCTGGAGTATATTCTTCCATCTCTTCAGTAATCATGTAATTCATGAAATCTTGAACTCTTTGTGCTTGATTCATTTTTTCATTATCTTCTACACCGAGAACTCTAGTTTTTACTGGTCCCGATGATGGTAATAATTCTTTATAAGCTTGTGCTTGAAACTGTGTGACTGCTTCTGATAACAACGGATGAGTAACAGAAGCTGACCCTCTAAATGGTCTTGTCATTTCTCTTTGGTTGAGTCCTAATAAATCTAGATTATTTGTATAACTTGTTTCCCAATCTTTTCTTGAGACTCTATCTTTTTTATAATCGTCAAGCAATTGATTTGACATTCTCTGCAATACCTCATCGGACATGTCTTCGGCAAGATTGCTAAAGAATGCTTCAGTTTCATTTACAGCTTCTTCGACTGTTGTTTGGCCAGTATCTTCTGATTCTAATTCAACATCGATTTCTTCTGTCTCAGGAGTTTCTGTCTCCTCAACAATTGCTTTTTCGATTTCAGCCATTAATAAAGTTTTGTAGGTTTCATACCACCCATAGCCATTCCACCGCCACGAGCTTTAACCATTGTACCACCTTTTGATCTGTTAAAACCAATTCTATTACTTCTTCTTTTTTTTAAAGTTTGTGTTACAGGATTATCTGAAGTTCTAGCTTTCATTAATTTTGATCTATTAAGTTGACCTATTCTTGTTCTTGGATTTAATACTGTTAATGATTCATCTCCTAAAACTTTTGCTGATGTTTTTGCATTATCTAAAAATCCAGTTTTCGTTACTGCTTTTCTAGCTTTTTGAGCTTTACTATAAACATCTGATTTACCAACAGGGGATTTACCCAACAAACCTAATTTAGATGCACCTGCTAATCCAACCATAGCAGCCAACATCACATTTCTTTTTCTTGATCTTTTTG